CTATTAGTAAAGCTAGTAAGCATAGCTCTAATCTCATTGTTCTTAAATTTCTGTATATAGTACTCAAGATAATTAGTACCTACTGCTACATCACTTTGAGTAAACAACCTAAGTATCTGAGTTATATGATTCTTTTCTGCTCCAGTTAATTTACCTGACTGCCATTGTGCTACATCATCCTGTAACTTGGCTTCCCATTCACCCCAATGGGCTTTCTCTGACTGTACTGCAAACTCTACAGCCCACGGATATTTAAAAGGCTTGTACACTACTGAGGGATTTGTAAGACTCATTGTTGCTCCTTGGAAAAATAAAGGCTCGAATGAGCCTGTAGGTTAATGATTAGTTTTATACAAACTTACTATTAAATCAAGTAGTATTTTCTATGTGTTAGTATATATTTCTCCTTCTTCTAACTCATTGATTGTTATCATTTTTTTATTTTTTAATTCTTCTTCAGCTTTAAAGTTACCACCTACTGTAAGTTCATCTAGTAACTGTGTTATAGCATCTGTTAATTTATAATGTAAGTTATAACCTCTTAATGTTTCAGGTTTAGTTTTAAACTTTTCATCTAGTTCATCTCTCATTTCTATAAGTGCTTCTTTCACAAACATATTTCTTAACTCTTTATCAATCTCTATCTTCATCAGATTCGTCTTTCTTTATATTAACTGTTCTTCTACTAGAAATCCATGCTTTAGGAATATGTATCCTAGCATTAGCATGTGGATCAGCCCATGTAGATCCTATGCATATGGCTTCTTTATTTTCTGATATTAAAAATCCAGCAGTAATTACTTTAGCTAATTCAGGAGGTTCTATTTCTCCCCAATCTGCATCACATTGAGCATCTTTCCACTCAACAACAGTTATACTATTCGTATTAATTTTAGGTACAGGTTTTTTATTCACTAGGTATCTCCACAGGTTCTATAGTTTCAGCAGGTATTCTAAAAAATTTCTCACCTTTCCATACATACTTATTAGGCACTTCAACAAGAGGAGTCTCAGCCAACGTTTCACCTTCAATAAGATATCCATAGGTTTGATCAGCATTAAGGACGAGAAAACAGATCGGAAGATTGTACTTGTCTTTGTTAAGAAACTTAGCTTTTCTCCCTGGTATTTGGATTTGAGGATACTGGAAATCTTTTCCTTTCCAGGGTCTTTTGATTTCGACTTCACAATAAAAATCTCCATTAGAATATTCATCACCACCGACAGGTGTAACTATTAAGTCAGGGCCATATCTATCTGTATTATCTATTACATGATAGCCCTTGGCTTTCCAATATCTTTTACCTGCATCTCTTGCTAGTTTATCAAACTTTTCAAATAGTTCTCTATCGAATCTTTTAAACATGTATTATCCCTCACAAGCAACACATTCTACTGCATCTTTTAAAGCATCTCTTGGAATCTGAGTGCCTACTTTATCTGCTTGGTTTGCTGCACTAGTTCTTAAATAATACAGACCCTTTAAGTTAGCTTTCCAAGCTCTTACATGTACAGAATTAACATAACTTTTATCACTACCAGCAGGAAAGAATAAATTAACTGACTGTCCTTGGCATATAAATGTTTGTCTATCTGCTGCATGTTCTACAATCCATTCCTGATCTAATTCAAATGCTGTTTTAAATATAGATCTTTCATATGGATTTAAGAATACACAATGTTGTACAGAACCCTCATTACTTATAATAGACTTCCACATTTCATCTGTATTTTTATGATACTTTAATAATACTTTTTCTAAATATTTATTTTTAATTAAATGTGATCCTGCTCTAGTCCTATGAACATAAGCATTAGACTTAACAGGTTCAATACTAGGTGTACAACCACATATAATAGAGCTATTGGCATTAGGTGCAACAGCTAACAAGTGTGCATTACGTTTACCTGAACCTTGCATATCTGATGGCTCACCTTTTTCTTTAGCTAACAATCGGCTCTCTTCAAGAGCTTCCATTTTAATAGTTCTAAAGATACGTTTGTTAAGACCTTTTGCAATAGGACTCTCAAAAGGTATATTCATTTTTTGTAAGTAGCCATGAAATCCCATAGCACCTAGTCCTAAAGATCGTTCAGCTATTGCACTACGTTTAGCTTTATCTAAATCTTCAGGTGCATTATCAATAAACTTTTGTAATACATTATCTAAGAATCTAGTTAAGTCTTTAATCATAGTGGTGTCTTTCCACTCATCATACATTTCTAGATTAACACTAGACAAACAACATACAGCAGTACGTTCTTCATTAGTAGCTAAATGTATTTCATTACATAAATTACTACCATGTATTTTTAAACCTAACATCTTTTGTTCTTCAGGTAAATGTTTATTAGCTGTATCAATAAAGTTTATATAAGGTGAGCCTGTTCTAAACCTAGCTTCTAATATACGTTGCCATAAATCTCTAGCTCTAATAGTATCTCTTACATAGTCTATACTATTTAAGTCAGGATCTTTTAACTCCCACATACCATCAGTTTCTACAGCTTTCATAAACTTATCTGTTACATTAACAGCATTAAATAAATTAAAACATTTACGATTAGCATCACCGCCTGTAGGTAATTTAAAATTAATAAACTCTACAATGTCAGGATGAGATACATCCATGTATGCTGCATAGCTACCTTTCCTAGTTTTACCTTGTTTGTATGCTGTCATTTGTGAGTCAACAACTTTTAGAAAAGGAATAGGGCCAGGGGATTTATCACCGACTGCCCTCACATCAGACCAGTGACCCCCAACCCCACCACCTTTAACAGATAACCATGCAACCTCAGAATTATGTGAGATTAAATCTTGTAATGTATCACCTACATAAGTTAAGAAACAAGATATAGGTAAAGCTTTCCACTTTTTACCTATGTTAGGTGCATTACTAAGGACAGGACTAGCAAACATAAACCATCTCTTACTAGCATAATCATATATACGTTGTGCAAATTTTAAGTCACCTTCACAATATGCAACAGATGCTCTAGCAAAAGCTTCTTGAGGAGATGTCTCATGCTTAAGCATATAGTAATCTCTCAGTAGTTCTTTAGCTTGATCTGATAAATCTATATCTCTAGTGTAACAAATGTTAATACCACTATAACTTATAGTATCCATTACCAATTTTTCCCTTTAGTTTTTTTTAGTAGCTCAATCATTTTATTTAAGTACCATAAACATTTCTCAGCATTTTCTAAGGCACTTCCTTTATGCCACATTCTTATTAAATACTTGATACAGTTTCCTTGACAGTATGATATTGATTCGTAATCACCTAATGTATCTACAATTACATCTATAGTTTCATACTTGCCTTTATTATAATGAGGAGGGTGATTAACTACATCAACATTATATATACTTCCTTTTTCTTTTTTCCAAAACTCATCATTTTGTTTCTCCCAATTATACAAATCATCTTTTAATTGACTCAATGTATATCTCCCTCAGTCTTTGTCCAAGTAGATAGTTTTATTACATTGTCAGGAGTATCTTCATATTCTGAAAACCCTTCTTCTTTTGCTATTTCATCCATCTTGTCTGAAACTCTTTTAGCAAAATCTGAATCTGTATTTAAAAGATGAAAGCATGTAACTAAAGCATACAATACATCTCTCAATTGTTCTGTATCTTCTTCTTCTAATTTCTTTGAAGGCATTATCACAGCAGATAAGTCAACTGTGCTATTCCATTTCTTGTTAGTAAACTTAGGTTTTAATATCAAGGCTAAGTCATCTTCCCCTATAGGGTTTTTAATATCTGTTTCAAAGTCAATCATTTTTTTTCTCCTGGAAAGGGTATGAAAGTTAGTATTTTTTCTGATGATCCGTCTTCATCAATCCACTCACTAGGTATTAGTTTTAAATGGTACAGAAATCCGTACCTATTACACCAATCCGCATAAGTAGTTTTACTTTTCTTACTGAGTTTTCTTTTTATAGATTCAAAAACAAATCGTATATCTAGGTCAGGGTGTTGTTTCTTAATCAATAAATGTTTACGTCTATCTTGTGCTGTAAATAAACCCTTGCTTTCTATTATTATTCCATTAGGTAATAAAAAGTCAGGGGTATATTTTCTGTATGATAAATCTTCCCACTCAATCTTTAATGGTTCATACTTAGCAACAACACCTTTGCTCTGTAAATCTTTTTGTACCTTAAATTCTAGTCCACTTCTATAGCCGTGTCTCTTAGAAGCTGCAAAGGATTTAGCATTAAACACTTCGGATCTCTGTATAACAAACCATTGGAGGCACTTCTGCTTTAGAAACTAGTGATGGTCTTTCCTGTAGGTTAGGCCAACAAGCATGTTTGTAATTGCAGAATGAACATTCAATACCTAGCTTTCGGTTGCCTGATGGTTTTTTTCGGTAGGTTTCTTCAACGTCCTGATAGCATCTCCGAAATCTATTTTCTTCAAGTTCTTCAGTTAGAGCTTTGGTTTTTTTAACACAGGTATCTGTGTCTATGTTAGAGGCGGCAACATATTTAAAATTACCATTAGCTTTATTGATAACCCACCAACCACCAGGCTTTGTCTTTGTAGCTAAAGAATACCCTGCTAATTGAGATACATATCCAAAGGAATCGTGTTCAGCAAGAGTGTTGTAGTCCTTAAATTTATTTTCATAAGACCAAGGACTAGCAGATTTTATATCATCTACAGCATCATTTGTAATGAGATCAGGAGTACCATCAATAGACTTACCATTGTCTAATTTAAGAGTAACCTTCTCCCCATTTTTGTACTCAACACCTGCTTGTTTCAATATGCCCTTGAATACAGCTTCAACTATGTCACCCATCATCATGGTCATAATAAAACTAGCTGATGGTTTACTAGCAGCTTCAGGTTTGTTTTTATCAAACCATAATTGACAGTAGCTCCTACCAATATTTGACATTCTTAATGTAAATTGATTGGATCGTTTATCAACAAACTGTTTTGTTAAAGCATCACGAACATCATTAGTAATTTGATCTATAACTTCAGCAGACATAACAGAGTCTTCTGATTTAAGACTACTAAGATATTTGTGTATCTTTATTTCGGCAGGATGATTCACTAAGCAGCTTCTTCTATATCCACAAACTCATCTACTACTTCCTTAGTTTCAGCATCACCTTTATCTTTAAGTGCATCCGTGTGAGCAGTTTTTATATAAGTGTTGTAGTTCTTAATCCACTCATTAAAGTTTATAAAAGTCTTTTCATCTTTTTCTTCAAGTGTTGACTCAACAGGATTTAACTGTACTGTAGGAAGATAGTACTTAGCACCTGTGGGAATAGTTTTTTCTTCTGTATCTAACTCGATAGTATGTTGTGGAAGAATGTGATTCTTTTTAGCCATCTGTGAGATAGGTGCAGCAAAAGTTTTAAATGCATCTCTATTATCTACTTCCCAAATAAAAGGTATTGAAGAAAAATCTTCTTTGACTTTATCTATTTCATTGCCTGTTTCATCAACAGGATTATGTAAAGTAACCTCACCAAATAAAACTCTTACACGTTTGATTGACTTCAAAAGATTCTTAGTTTCATCAGGCAAACTCTTGTAGTCTTCTATCCAACCACTAGACTTTCCACAGTTAACACCACCTGTATTATCTATAAGATCTGATTTTAAATCATTAGCCATAATTGTTTTTACAAACATACCTCCGTCATCTTTAGTGACGTATCTTTTATACATAAATTTCTGTTGAAACAACCTGATAGTGGCAGTATTAGAATATATTTTCCTATCATCTTCAGGCATCTGTAAAACATAAGAACCAGCATCTACTACTTCTACACGTTTAACTTTACCTTTGACAGTTGTTTCCCCCATCACTCCTGTATGGTTGATCTTTAATCTTGCCAATGTAGAGCCACTCTTTTTCTTCTCCATATCAGCACCCATGCCCATTGCTTCAGCAAGTTGATTAAAATTGTTTGTATCTTTAAAGTTTACTAAATCAGACATAATATTTATTTCCTTATTAAAGTTTATATATCTACTTGTTCTAACCAATTGTTACCTATTTTTGCATCTAACAACAATGGCACGTTAAAGTCTATGCCATATTTAGTTTCTAACAAACTAACTAAATTCTTTTCTACATCTTTAATTATGTCATACACCTGAGTAACTTCATCAGGATGTATGTCTATAACTATTGAATCATGTACTGAGTTTACCACAACACTACTTAACTTATGCAACCTATTGTAAATTTCAACTAAAACTAATGGAACAATGTCGGCTGTGGCAAACGATTGTACAGGATAATTCTTTAACTGTGTAAAATTTGTTACTGTTCCATCCCTTCTACGTTTTGTATCAGGAAAAGAAAACTCTCTACCACTTGGAGTTTTTATGTAGCCATAGCTAACAGCTTGAGTAGCTAGTTTCTTATGCCACTTACCAATGCCTTGATATTTCTCTAGGAAATGTTCATAGTATCTAGCTTCAGCTTTAGTCCTACCATACCCTGATGCTCCATATAAAGGTGCAAATGTATGTGCTTTAGCTACTTGCCTAGTAGTAGGTTGTCCTGCATCACTAATAACTTTGGCAGTATAAGAATGTACATCAAACCCCTCAGTCACTTCTTTAATAGCTATAGGGTCTTGGCTTAGAAAAGCTGCCACTCTAAATTCTAATTGTGCAAAATCAGCTTCCATAATCTTGCCACCCTTAAACCTAGAGATAAATACTTTCTTAACAGGAAAGGTTGAACCCCTTGGCATGTTCTGCATATTAGGATTAGCACCTGAGAATCTACCTGTAGACGTTACATGCTGATTAAGTCTTACATGTAACCTATCATCATCCTTTATAAAGTTTTCAATACCATCTACAAAGTTAGATAGATAACTTGTTATCGCAGATAATCTTTTTAGTTGTCCTAAAAATACTTGTGCCTCTTCCATACCTTTATTAGATGCAACTCTTTCTAGTATTTCTAGGTTACCTTTAGATGTAGAGAACCCATTAGCTGATGCCCACTTAACAGATGGTGCTGAGAATTTTAGTCCTGCAATATCTTTTGACTCTTGATAGTTAAAACCACCTAGACAAGCACCACACTTAGATGACTTCTTATAAGGTGAACCATCTTTCTTCTTCTTATATACATATCCTTTGCCTTTGCACACAGGACATTGAACAGCTTTGGTTTTATACAAAGTCTTAAAGTTAAACTTAACTAGATTTTTAAAAGCAGGTACAGGTAAGTTAGGTTGTATAGTGTCAGCCCATCTCTTTTTATCTATAGGTTTCCTACTAAATAAAACCCATGACAATTGTTCAGGGCTACCAAGATTGACAGGTGTATCCCCCATCAAGTACCTAGTGTACTTATTAAGTTTCTTTTCTAAGTCTAACTTCTCTTCCTCAAACTCTTTTCGTACCTCACTAAGTTTAGTCCTGTCTATTTTAAAACCTGATTGATACATCCTAGCAAGGACTACAGATACCTCATTAGTTATTTCAATCGTCTTAGACAAACCCTTATCCTCGACTCCCTGCAATCTATTTTGTATCTTCTCGTATACCTCCTTGGTCGCACCGATATCATGTCGGAGGTAGGTTTCGAGTTCGAGTCTTGGAATTTCTCTTGTACTATATCCTCTTTTAAAATAGTCTTTGAGTGTGTCTTCTTTTTGGATTTCACATTCATACCTTTCTGCAACTTTACCCAACCCTAGTCTATCAGTTATGCCACGTTGTAATACATACTCAGCTAACATAGTGTCAAATACTTTACCCTCATATTTAAACCCACTCTCCCACAACCATAATAGATCGTGGGATATGTTGTGTCCTATAAGTAATGTTGTCTTATCTAAATAATCCTGAACAGCATACCTATTAGATATAAGATCATCATTTCTAGTAGTATCCATGTGGTCGAAAATATAAGTGGATGGATTTTTAGCAGCCAATGACTGAACACCAACCATAACCAAAGAATTACCCCTCTCGAATGGGTCAAGGTGTAACTTATTGTTTTTAGTTGTTGT